GAGTTGTATGCGCGTCTTGTCCATCTTCGCCACCGGTAATAAAGGATTGCCAATTGTCCCAGACAATCCGGTTTGGAACGAAGAAGAAGTGTGTGTAGACATTAACGCGGTGCATGATTGGTGCTAATGTAGGGGCGAGCCTCATGAATGTTTCCGCATTTATGCGGAAGGAGTCGCCCGGGACCGTCTCTTGCAGATAGAATGGCATGAGAGTCGCCATATCTCCTGTCATCTTTTTTTCATAGGACAGATCGAATAGATTTTTACCGGGTCTGCCTGTCGCTACTTTGTTAAATACGCTCATAGTTTATTTCTTTTGTTGTTTTTACGGAACGTAGCTTCCTGAGCTCGTTCTTGTTCTCTTTCGTGTAAATATACGTCAATTCCTGAATCGCGTAGTTTACGCTCTTTTTCATGCTGTGCCTTTTCAGCAAGCAGGGCATTCCGCTGTTTCGCCCGGGATACCCTTTGTTTCATTTCTTCTGACGTATGAATTTTATTTTCGAGGTACTTCCCAATTCTCTGGGAATACTTCTTTTCGATAGTGTAGAGGGACCGATAACGAGAGTGATATTCTCTCGTTTCATCTGTTACGTAGGTTGCTCCGATACCGTTGGACATTATTTGGAACGGTTTGGGTAATTCCATTGCTTCCAAATCTCGAGTATCGATCTTGGTTATGTACTTCGTGCAATACAGGATACTGCCTCTGGTTACTGTTCCGATTCTTGCGTGTCCATGTTTCCATATACTTTCAAGTGATTGGAGGATGCTAGACGGTATATTGAATGCAATTGCGTGGTAATGTGGCCTGTAAGTTTGGCCACCATATTCTCCAACAGCGTAATAACGAATTTGTGGAATTTTAACCGTCTCATGATAACCCAGCGTAGCACTAAGCGTTTTTTCTTGTCGATCAACATGTCGTCTTAATCTTTTAATGAATTTCTGTAAGTCTGATTTTACCAGTACTCCATGGCCAAGGTCATTTCGTACTATTTCTTCATCACTGTAAGTGAGAGTAAGGAAGTGTGCCGAGTGACACACCTCCATTTCTTGTTCTAGGCGGAAGGCCCATTCCTGAGCCTTGTTTACCCTGCATGGCATACAATTGCCACAGGCTACTGTCTGACGATCGCCAGACTCTAGCTTAATGGTTATTGGGCCTTTGCATTTCATAGTCGAATGCCGCCTCGTGGATTCATTATGTATCCTCTTTTGCGTCCACGCCTGCGTGATCTTTTGCTTCTACTGCCATAACGGCTCTTTGGCCTTGATTTGAATCGCCTCCTGAATGTTCTTCGTCTCATGATTTTTGATTTTGTTAATAACTTCCTTGCTACCAAGGATTATTTTTCTGTGAAAAGGCTCTGTTAGCCTGATTCCAATAGTTGAATCCTTTTCCCTTGGGAGTGAATTTCTTTAGTTTCGGGGCTGTTCCTTTTGTGAACTTGCCTATCTTTTTTACTCCTGACGCACCAAGTGCCATACCGGCAGCTTTTGTAGTCATTCCGAAACCTTTTTCCCAAGGCATCCAGCGATAACGCCGCTGTTGAGTTAAGAGATTTTGCCAAGTAAGATCAATCTGTGCGTCCAGCAGAGCTTGCTTTTTTGCTGTCAGATTGTTGGCATATAGTTTCGCGTCTGTTCCGCGTTGCATATCATTGAATAGGGTCTGGTATTTATTGCCCCACTTATCAGCATATTTTGATTGTGGGCCTTTACCTTGCCAGAAGGCTAGGCGCGCATCTTCCAATTGCGCGTCAATCTCCTTTAGGGTAGTGACGAACGTTTGGGTCTGACCAAGTTCGTCCTTGTACTTGGTATCAGCTTCAATGTTTTTTCGCTGTGCCTCCTGCGTGGCAACATTCTGGTAAGCCTGAATCATATTCAGCTTGGGTATTTTAGTTTCCCGCATAGCGGATGTAACCTGTTGCCGTTTCGGCATTGCTGACGCGTTACCGGGTGAACCTTGTCCGTAGATAAGATTTGGATTCAGTCCTGCTTGCTCAAAGCGTTGCATCTGAGATTTTGGACTGTTATAGAGATTCTGCATATGCCACATCTCTTGATCCCGATCGTAAGCATAATCAGCTAATTCAAGATTAGCTTCTTTTTGAAGTCGTACGTTTCGTTTTTGGAATAGGTTGCCTACAACTCCGCCGGCAATATCTATTCCTCCTTGTAATGCTATTTGTCCTCCGGGTCCCATAGTTTGTAACTGTTTAATTTTGAGTGAAGATACGTTCTTTTTCCGAAAAAGGTGTCATCTATGTAGTATACTATCAAGCTATGTATACTACAATATTAGTTTTTCAGCCAATCGGGCAAGGGTGTTTTCCGGCCCATTTAAGAACTTTTGCTCTCTGGTTGACCTTCTCCCTCTGCTGGGGTCGTTTGCTCCTGCGTCGCCTCTCCCTCTGCTTCAGGAGGGGTCTTTTCCAGCGAGCTCAAGACTGCTTTGGCCGATTCAATAACTTGCCTCGATTGTTCTATGATATTTTCATAGTCCACCCGGTCAAGTCCGGGGTGTGGTGCGAAGTCCTCGAAATCCTCGGGATTTGCGTAGTAGCCTTCGTTTACGTTTACGCTAACGTCCAGAGGAACGCCAGCGTTGGCACGATCGAATAATTGTTGGATCGTGTAGGATTCACCGGGTACGGTCATTGAATCCTGTTTATTTGTTTCCCCGTATCTCTTGAGCCATTTACGGATCAATACGGGTTTGTTTATGTGTTTCATACGAGTTAAATCTTCGATTTATTTCAATTGTTCGGCCGGGTTTGGACAGTCAAGACTGTCCACCTCCGACACAATTTCAGTCTTTCTCCCTTCACCCCGTACGGGTGAAGGTGCGACTATCTTTAGATGTTTAGTTGAATAAATTTCAACTGAGCAGTTAGAGAGTAGGAACATTATGGTAAGGCATAGGCCTAATCGCTTTGACATTGTTGAATATTTGGATATACAGATTGTTTGTATCTGGATCATTTACAGCAAATATGTCTTTACGAGGATTAGCCTGGACGAATGTTTCATTCAGTGCTGGGGGAGAAGTGAATATTCTTCCCATATGCCAGAAGGCGAGATTGTCTCTGAAATCGCCTGAGACTTCTGACTGACGATATTTATAGTCAGCGTACCTGGCTTGATAGCCGAACGTCTCATTTCGGTCATATTGTGACTGATCGAAGTGAACTTCCTGTTGCTCGACTGCTTGTTCGCCCAGCTGTGCGAACTCTGGCCAGTAATAATCGTATTTGCCGAATCGTATCCAGCTTCTGTTCAGGGCTGACTGATATGCTGTCCTCGGCATAATGGACATGATTCCGAATATAAATCCATGTTCGCTGAAGGATGCTTTGATACGGTTTGAGTTTCCAATAGCGATACCATGTCCTGACATGTTACCTTGAGGTAGATCATGAGTGTTGGCGGCTTCTCCTGAATATGTGGAAAGCACTTCCGATATTTTCACGTTAGCTTTTCCGCCACCAAGATAGACGGGTCGCTGTGCTGTGTAATCCGGTACACGCTCTCCAAAGTGTGCCATTATTGACTCGACATATCGTGAACCAGCTCTGGCATTTTTCTCTTGCCATTCTTGTAGCCTTACGGCTTGGCGCAGTTCGTTTATGTCTATACCTGTGAGATCCGGATCTATGTTGTCGATCCCAACAACAGCCTGTTGTGTCTCGAGCCAAATTTGACCGGAATTGTCTGAACGTGTTCCGAGTGAGTCGGATACTGATACGGCATTGCCATTGCTGTCGACAGCTTGTGCCGGCCACCTATAACTAAGGTCTATCGGAGCTTGGATAGGGCTTCCTTTTTGTGCCCATGGCAGAGCTGATGTAAGGTAGTCACGCTCCCAATTGCGTGTCCGAATTGTAAGCAGGTCTGGAACGTTTAATGGATCAACTGTATCACCTGTCTCAACGACTACCTTGGTTTGAAGGTTTTGATCGCGGTAGTATTCATTGAATATTGACTGATAACCGCGAAAAGGTAGAGCCGATAAGTTCATTTGCTGATTGAATGGTGCTGTCTGATCCACGACAGGTACTCCCATATAATCGGCTAAAGTTTTCTTATTGAAATACTCTTTTGTTTCCTCTGTTGCGTACACCAGAGGAGTTGTATGCGCGTCTTGTCCATCTTCGCCACCGGTAATAAAGGATTGCCAATTGTCCCAGACAATCCGGTTTGGAACGAAGAAGAAGTGTGTGTAGACATTAACGCGGTGCATGATTGGTGCTAATGTAGGGGCGAGCCTCATGAATGTTTCCGC